GGTATGTTCACCGACAAGTTCAAAGTTGAAGGTGCAATTCCTGTTGTCATTCATGATGACTTGGATGATGAAGATGAAGCCGAATAGTAACAGGTTAGTAACAAATCACTTGAAAAAGCCTGTATATTCGGCACTTTGTATTTATTGAACCATAAAAAGGCGGTGAAAATGGCATGACAAAGCTTGATATCTCATTGAAGAAAGCTGTTGGTAAAAAGTATAACCGATTTTGGAAGTTCAAAGGCAGATACAGAGTTGTAAAAGGTTCAAGAGCATCCAAGAAATCAAAGACCACTGCACTTTGGTATATTGCCAATATGATGAAGTACCCTGATGCAAATACCCTGGTGATAAGAAAGACTTTCCGAACAATCAAGGATTCCTGCTTCACTGAATTGAAATGGGCAATCAACAGATTGTGTGTTCAGGAGTTTTGGAAAATCACTGAATCACCGCTTGAAATGACTTACATTCCCACAGGTCAGAAGATTTATTTCAGGGGTCTTGATGACCCACTGAAAGTCACTTCTATCACTGTTGAAGTTGGAAACCTGTGTTGGATGTGGATTGAAGAAGCATATGAAATCATGAAGGAATCTGATTTTGACATGCTTGACGAATCCATTCGTGGTGAAGTTCCCGAAGGCTTGTTCAAACAGATAACAATGACCTTCAACCCATGGAATGAACACCACTGGATAAAAAAGCGGTTCTTTGATGCACCCCCTGACCCTGATATTCTTGCACTGACAACCAATTACCTGTGCAATGAATGGTTGGATGCAGCGGATAGAAAGGTCTTTGAAACAATGAAGAAAAACAATCCCCGAAGGTACAGGGTTGCAGGTCTTGGTGACTGGGGAATTGTTGAGGGTCTTATATTTGAGAACTGGGAAGAAAAAGCTTTCAGCCTGGAAGAAATCAGGCAGACAAAGGGTATCAAGTCAGCTTTCGGTCTTGACTTTGGTTACACAAATGACCCTTCTGCACTATGGTGTGGAATGATTGACCTGCAAGGTAAAACCATCTATGTGTTTGATGAAATGTACAAAACAGGCATGTCAAATGAAGCTATTGAAAAAGAAATCACAAGGATGGGATACCGAAAGGAACGAATCAGGGCAGATTCAGCAGAACCGAAGTCCATTGACAGGCTGCGTGAACTTGGCATTTCCAACATCACTGCTGCAAGAAAAGGCAAAGACAGTGTAAACAATGGCATTGACTTCATCCAGGACTTCAAAATTATCATTCATCCAAGGTGCGTGAACTTCTTAACTGAAATCAGCAACTACACCTGGGATGTTGACAAGTTCGGGAAGAAGCTGAACATCCCTATTGATGACTTTAATCATCTAATGGATGCAATGCGTTATGCCCTTGAAGATTTTGTCAAAGGAAGGTCATTTTCCTTTGATTAGGTACAGGTTAGTGACAAAACACCTTGAAATGCTTATGTTTCAGGGTGTTTGTTTTTATAGAGTAATGAAAGGGGGTGAATGAATCGTGTTTAATTTTTTTCAATCTGAAACTGAAAGGGTGAACAACATCATCAGAGCAGGTGCGGAAACAATCATCACTGATGAACGGTTCATTGAACTTGAAATTCAGCGGTTCAAGGCAAGTCGAAGAAGAAAAGAAATGTTTGATGGTGAAAAATACTTTGCAGGTCAGCATGACATCCTGAAAAAGAAAAGGACTGTCATTGGTGAAGGTGGCAAGGTTCAGACTGTTGACAATCTTCCGAACAACAGGATTGTTGATAATCAATACAAGAAGATGGTCAACCAAAAGACAAATTACCTGCTTGGTCAACCCATTGCAATCAGGACTGACAATGAAGTGTATGATAAGCTTTTGAAGCAGATGTTCAATAAGCGTTTCATGCGTTTGTTGAAGAACCTGGGTAAGGATTCCTTGAATGAAGGCATTGGATGGCTGTTTGTTTACTACAATGAACATGGTGAATTCGCCTTAAAGAAGTTCAAAGGATATGAAATCATTCCTGGTTGGGCAGATGCAGACCACACAGCACTTGATTATGCAATCAGGATTTATGAAGTCATTGCTTATGAAGGTACAGAGGAAAAGACCATTGAAAAGGTTGAAGTTTATGATGACACAGGCATTCATTATTTTGTGATGGATGGCAGTCGCATTGTTCCTGCTGAACCCTTCTTTGCTAATTACTTCACTATCACTGACAATGAAGGTAAAGACCAGGGATGGAACTGGTCAAGAATTCCGCTGATTCCCTTCAAGTACAACAGTGAGGAAATACCGCTGATTAAGAATGTCAAGTCATTGCAAGATGGCTTGAATACCATACTTTCCAACTTCCAAAACAACATGGAAGAAGATGCAAGGAACACAATCCTTGTCCTGGTGAACTATGACGGTGAAAATCTTGCTGAATTCAGAAAGAACCTGGCAACCTATGGTGCTGTTAAGGTCAAGACCGTTGATGGTGCAGCAGGTGACCTGAAAACATTGCAGGTTGAAGTGAATGCCGACAATTACAAGGCAATCATTGAGATATTCAAGAAGGCAATCATTGAAAATGCAATGGGTTATGATGCAAAGGATGACCGCTTGAATGGTAACCCAAATCAAATGAACATTCAGAGCATGTACAGTGATATTGACCTGGATGCAAATGAAATGGAAACAGAATATCAGGCTGCATTTGAAGAACTGCTTTGGTTTATAAACTGTCACTTTGCAAATGCAGGTTATGGTGATTTTGAAGGTGAAGAAGTTGAAATCATATTCAATCGTGACATCCTGATAAACGAATCAGAAGTGATTGACAATGTGAACAAGTCTGTTGGCGTTCTTTCTGATGAAACCTTGGTTGCTAATCATCCATGGGTTGATGACCCACAAAAGGAACTGGAACGAAAGAAGGAAGAAAAAGAAGCTGCAATGGCTGAATATCAGAATGCCTTCAATCCTGTTGTTCCTGGTCAGAAAGGCGGTCAAGGTGGTGTTGTAGATGAAGAATAGTGCATATTGGAAGCTGCGGTTTGAACAATTGGAAGCTGCATCACACAAGAATGCTATTTCTACATTTGAAACCATTCAGGAACAATACATTGCAGCGGAAAAAGAAATCGAAAGGCAGATTTCAACCTGGTATCAAAGATTTGCAAAGAACAACCAAATCACAATGGCAGAAGCAAGAAAGCTTTTGACCAGTGGTGAACTTGCTGAATTCAAATGGGATGTCAAAGAGTTCATCAAGTACGGTGAACAAAATGCACTGAACCCACAGTGGATGCAGGAACTTGAAAATGCATCAGCAAGGTTTCATATTTCCAGGCTTGAAGCTTTGAGAATTGAAACGCAGCAGACAGTTGAAAAGCTGTTTGGTGGTCAGGTTGATGAAGTTGACAAGCTGCTGAAAAAGAATTACCTTCAAAACTACTATCACACTGTTTATGAAGTTCAAAAGGGGTTCAACATTGGTTGGGATATTGCAGCGGTTGATGACAGGACAGTTGAAAAGTTAATTTCAAAACCATGGGCAACAGATGCAAAGAATTTCAGTGAAAGGATATGGTCAAACAAGGCTTCCCTTATCAATGAAGTTCAGACACAGCTTACAAGGACAATCATGCTTGGAAAGTCACCTGATGATGCAATCAAAGCTATTGCAGCAAAGATGAAAACATCACAGGGGCAAGCAGGAAGGTTGGTGATGACCGAATCAGCTTATTTTTCTTCACAGTCACAGAAGGATGCTTTCAATGCACTGGATGTGGAAAGGTTTGAAATCGTGGCAACCCTGGACAGTCACACTTCTGAAATATGCAGGGAACTTGATGGTCATGTGGAAGAAATGAAGAACTATGAACCAGGTGTCACTGCTCCACCATTTCACCCTTTTGCAGAACCACTACTGTACCATACTTTGACGATAATGACGGTGAAAGATTCGCCAGAGACAGTAGTGGTAAAGGGATTTATATTCCGTCAAGTGTCACTTATAAAGATTGGAAAAAGCAATTTATAAAATAATTTTATTTGGTATTGCAGACGTTATTCTATTATGGTATAATGAAAGGGTGATAAAATATGAAAGTGAGGTAATATCAAATGAAGTTTATTGATTTAACAAATCAGAAGTTTGGAGATCGGAAGAGCACACGTCTGAACTCCAGTCACCG